GGGTGATGTTAAGTGGGTAGGTGCAATTGCAGGCCTTGAAGGTGAAGAAACCTACAAGAAGTGGCAAACAAGAACTCAACGCTTGACATACCAGTTCGAACAAGATATAATATACCTATTCAACAAGTATGAATTGAAAGACATTCTTTCTGTGTCAGATTCTTATCCAAAACTATTGGAAGAAATGATGCAGAAGAATGTGATGATTGAAACGGTGGTCATACTAAACGATATGATGAACTTCTTTCCAATGTGGCAGAAAAAAATCAGTGATGATATTATTTGGCCAAACTGGAAATTAAAACTTGAAAAGTATGCACCGTTTCTTTATTATGATAAGGCCAAGTTTAAGGCCATTGTGAAAGGTAAGATGGATGAAAATCTCTAAGATTTATGTTGATATGGATGGTGTTATCTGTGACTTTGAAAAACGTTACACTGAGCGTTATGGCCATATTTCGGAGAATGTAAGGCGCAAAGAGTTTCGTAAGAACTTTAGTGACTTTATTGAAACCGAACAATTCGCATCATTGGATTTAATGTCTGATGGACGTGAGTTGATTTCATTCTTAGATACTTTGGATATTCCAAAAGAGATTCTATCCTCTACCGCATATGAAGAAGTTTATGCAACCATTGCTATGCAAAAATCACGTTGGTTAACCACACACAATGTTGATTGGATGCGTAACTTTGTTCCAGGCAAACGTCACAAGTTTAAATGGGCATCTCCTGATTCCATCATCATTGATGATACATATAGTGTGATTGAAGACTGGGAAAAGGCTGGCGGTATTGCGATTCACCATCGTAACACTTCTACCACTTTAGCGCACTTAAAATCACTACTCGGCGCCTAAATAAACCATATAATGAAATATGTGGATAATCCGTACAATACTCCGTAATACTCCGTTTATAAGGAAAACAAAATGAGCGATTTCTCAAAACTCAAAAAAAGTTCAAGCAATTTGGACGCAATGAAACAAAAGCTACAAAGCATGGTAGCTTCAGACACAAAATCCTCCGACAAAGATAACTACTGGCGTCCAGAAGTGGACAAAGCAGGTAATGGCATGGCCACTATCCGTTTCTTGCCAGCACCAGCTGTAGATGGTGATGATGGTCTGCCTTGGGCAAAAGTATTCTCACATGGCTTCCAGGGTCCTGGTGGCTGGTTGATTGATAACTGTTTGACTACCAAAGGTCAACAATGTCCAGTATGTGAACACAACAACAAGTTGTGGAATTCAGGTATTGAAGCAAACAAAGATATCGTTCGTAAACAAAAGCGTAAGTTGAATTACATCGCTAACGTTTACATTGTGAACGATCCAAAGCATCCAGAAAACAATGGCACAGTCCGTTTGTTTAAGTTTGGTGCTAAAATCTTTGATAAGATTAACGAAGCAATGAACCCTCAGTTTGAAGACGAGACTCCAATCAATCCATTTGATTTGTGGTCTGGTGCAAACTTCAAGTTGAAGATTACTAAAGTTGCTGGTTACCAAAACTATGACAAGAGTGAATTCGAATCACCATCCGCTTTGTTGGATGATGACGAGAAACTTGAAAAGATTTGGAAGTCCGAACACTCATTGACTGAGTTGACTGCTGACAAAGAATTCAAATCATATGATGACTTGAAGAAACGTTTGGACAAAGTGTTGGGTGCTTCTGAAATGCCTAAGACTACTGTTGAAACAATCAAGGCTGCTGCACCAAAGGCACCTAAAGTATCAGAAGATGCTCCATGGGAACCTGAAGCATCAGAAGATGATGATATGGCTTACTTCTCTAAGTTAGCTGACGATTAAACAAAAGTAATTCTGTTTAGACCCCGCCTAGTGCGGGGTTTTTTATGACGGCAACCTTATGTTCATAAAGAGTGCTGAATTGTAAGATTCTTCCTGGTTGCGTACAAGAGGTATCGGACGTTTAATTGGAACAGTCTTGTCTGTCTGTTGATTGACCGTAGTGTTATTAACGTGTGGTGTAGATGCGGAACGTTGTAGTGTACCATAAGCAACTCTACCGGTCATCACCTCGTCATTCTTTTTGATGAAGTCTTGGCCAACAGAATTATTAATAATTGGTATAGACATTCCAGAATCCGATTGGCGTTTCAATTTTGCCATTTCGGCATTGTCATACGATGCGTCCACAGTTTTTGGTTTGCCGGACATATCATATTGGTCGCCAAATTTTCTATCCCAGTTTTCAGCACGTTGTAAATTCTTTC